GTTTAACATATTTGTCCTTATATTTTGAAAAATCATGAGCGGGGCTACTGGTCCCAATCATATGGTCATAATCATTAATTGTATCATCATAATAAATCTTCTCAAACAAAGTATATGGATTTATAATACGCTCAAGTTCTCTTGTATTTGTATCAAAAATATGAAATCCTTTAGGGTCTTCAAAATCATTCCAAAACAATTCATAAGGTGTGCCTAGATAATAGATTTGACCATCATCTGACTTATGATGAAAATGTCCACTAAATACAGTATCAAATCTACGAAAGAGTTTCTTTTCATATTTACCTTCAGCTGGTTGGCCTTTATGCATTTCAAATCCCGTAACCTCAAGATGTCCCATAAGAATATCTGCATTTGCAGTTTCTAGTGTCTCCATAGAAACCTCATAGTTATTTGAATTTATCCACGGTATAAAAAGAATAGGCGTATCATCAAACTCTACAACCTCTGGGCCCGTATAAATTTTAAATCTATCAGAACCGACAAGCTCTTCCATAGAATTTATCTCATTGGTATTCTTATAAAAGGTATCATGATTTCCAATTATTATATGAAGTTCAATACCAAGTTCTTTAAAACGATTTATAAACCTTTCACGAAAATCATTTGCAATTCTATAACTAATATACTTACGACGATCAACAACATCCCCTAAATGAATACATGTTGTAATGCCCCTTTCTTTTAAAGTGGGGAAAAAAATATTATCATAAAATTTGAAAAAATATTCATTGAAATTTAAATTGTCGTTTCTTGCGCCAAAATGCGTATCAGTTATTAATGCAAGCTTCACTCCTCTGTCTCCATAAACTCTTCTAATCCTTTAGACTTTTTACTTTCTTTCTTTTTAGGTTTATAAACATCTTCATTTGGTAAATATGAATTTGGAGAAAACCCCTGCATTGTATAAGAATTATCATCACCTTCCTGAACACTAAAAAATCCTAGATTTGATTTTTCAATAAGTTGATTTTTCACATGGGATTGTTTTTTCTCTTTTTGAATTCTTCGTAAAAAAGCATAATAAATTATTTGCGTAAAATATGCAAATGGATTTTTTGATTTTTCGGAATTAAAATTCGCAACATATTGAAGACAATTCTCAATACCATCTGATATCATTTCATCACGATATGTATAGTTAATAAAATTAGGACGATAAGATAGATGTGTAGCTATTTTAAAAAAACATTCTCCAATATAATTTGTTACTGGTATCTGTTCATCTTGTTTTACACATTCTTCTTTCCAATCAATCATTGCTTGTAAAAAAATCTTATTGTCTACGTAATGGACCCCTTTTTTCTTGGCCATAATTTCTCCTTCACGTTATATATTCTATAATACACCATTTAAACAATATTGTCAAGAGTCATTGAAAAAATAAAAAAGAGTATTGACTTTACCCTTGACAACGTGTATAATGCTCTATGTAGACTCTTTAATGTATTAGTTTAGATGTAGGTGTAAAAGATAAGAATTCTTCATCTTCATCTTCAAAGTCTTCTTCAGCAGCTGCAATTTCTAATAATTGCTTTTCAGTTGGCTCTAATACCTTTTGGATCATATTTTGCTCACCATCACGTTCAAAGTTTTTAATAGAATATTCATAATATTTATTTAATCCAATACTAACTTCTGTTGAAATTACTACATGTTTTTTATCTATTTTAAAATTAGTAGCTTCACTAAATGGTTGCACCCAAGGCCTTAAATATAAACCTTCTTGTATCCCATCTGGTGTTAGTTTAGAATGTATTCTCATTAACAGAGGTTTATCTAAACAATATAGTTCAGGAGTAGTTTCATCAACAGTAGCAATAATATCTTCGCCATTTGTTAATTTAAGTAATCTGACTTCTGTGTTCATTTTAGGTTCACCTTGCTTATTTCGTAGTTAAATTGTTCAGCAGCATAAATATTTATGCGATCAAAAAAATGATTTAATGTAAAATTACGTCTTTCTTTATAACTTACATCATCTGCAATATCAAATACTAAAATAGAATCTTTAGTTGATGATGTACGTAATCCCCGGCCAATGGATTGTAAGACTCGTATTTTTGATTTAGATGGACTTGCGAGCACAATATTGTGAATGTTACGAATATTAATACCAGTACTAAACGTACCATAGCTTGCAATTGTTGTTGATTTAGTATGTTCTTCAACTAACGCCCGAATCTTTTCCCTTTGCTCGGTGTCTGTTCCACCATATACGAAATAAACATTTTCATTCTCTTTCATGCCATCATATAATATTTTACCATGCTTTTCTACAAACTGAAAAAGACATAAGGTATTACCACTAATAGTATTACACAAATCTAGAATAAATTTATTCCTAGATTCCTTAGAAACAAGGTAATCCATTTCTTCAACATAACTCATTCTTTCTCTTTTTTCTGGATGTTTCAATACTATACATTTTATTTTTAGATTAGCAAGTGTTTTTTTATCCATTAATTCTTTAGTTGAGACTATATTTTTAACTGCACCAAACAACCCCTCCAGTACAAGCTGATGTATCTGTGTACCGTCTAGCGTCCCTGTAAGACCGAATCTATACTTACATTGGTGTAACTTGGTCATAATGCCTGTAAGAGATTTTGCTTTAAATAAATGAGCTTCATCTCCAATCACACATCCAAAAGCTTCAAAATACTTTTTAGGCATCTTGTAGATAGATTGCCAAGTAGATATAACTACATCCTTAGTTACCTTTCTATCGTGACCTTGATATATTTTTTGACAGTATGTACCTGAACTCCAGCCATAGTCCTGAAAATCAGAATACATTTGTTCGACCAAAGATGTAGTAGGAACAAGAATTAATGTTCTATGTCCTGCCATCTGGTAGTATCGAACCAATGCGTATATTATTAAAGACTTACCACTAGCAGTAGGAGAAATAAGAAGAGCACGATTTCTGGAAATGGCATGCTGCATAGCTTGAATTTGATAATCTCGTACTTTGAGGGATTTGCCTTTATTTTTTGGTTTGAGACTTTTGATGAAGCCTCTAACAACCGTACCCACAACATCCCGCTCATTTTCTACTCCTTCTTCTATAGTATATTTAACATTATTATTCTTGCAATATTCTTTAATGTAAGGTAACAATCCTACATAAATTTCACCAGTGCCGGGAGAAAACAATCGTATCTTACCATCCCACATACGATTACGAACCATAGGCATAAATTTTGCATTTGGAACTTCAAAAGTAAAAAAGGAAGCAAGTTCAGCTGCCTCATGTGGTTCTAAATTTTCAAGTATTAAATATACTTCATTCTTTTTAGTAATATGCACTAGACCATTCCGGCTTCAAATTTCTTCCATTCTGTGGCATTGCGAATGTCCCATCCACGATTGTCGATAGATTTAATTACTCCATCCACATATTTAATTATACTCTCATAGTAAGATATCTTACCTTGCAAGTTAAGTATTTCTTCATCGGAATTGATATACATCTGAAGGTCTGTTTTTAAAACCCGTAGATCAAATGGTTTTGCGGCATAAATCTTTGCATCAGACTTACCACCATAATATTCCCATTTTTCACGATACATCTTTTGATGATTAGCTTTGACCATAATAAGTAATTGGTCGAAATGAGTTCTATATTCCAGCCATTTTGGTTTTATGTTTTGATTTTTGTAGGATTCTTGATCGAGTCGCTCTTGGTCAAGAATTTTGAGATCATCTCTTGCTTCTTGTTGTAACTCTTCTAATTTCATAATAAACTTTCTTCAATATGATGAGCAGATATTGATAGCACTCTCTCTTTTATATTGTCCTAAGACTAAATTATGAAATTAGCTAAAGTTTATCTTTTCTGCTCATTAGTATTTATAATGTTACAATTTCATAAAGTTTGTAAGAAAATGTAGCATTTGCTATCATATATTCAACATCAGTAGCTTGTTGGTTAAATTCTAACGCTGATAAAGTAGATGGATATGCATCTTGAAATCTAACTTCAAGAATAGGGTTATTTTTATTACTAAGAATGGTTAAAATAATATCAGAAAATAAACTTCTAGCTGTAGTAGCTGGTTGTACATCCCCAATATCCATACTTGTTCCTCTTGTTGCAACTGGTGTTTCAGAAGTAGTGCTTCTGTATGTTGAAAACTGGCTTCTTGATTTTGGAAAACCTATACCAATTAACCAATTATGTAATTCAAGATAATTTTCTAGATACTCATCTACAATGAAATCCATAGAAAAATTATCATATGTGAGAGTATCGCCCATAACTGGTATTTCTTTATATGGGGTAGGAAATAGAGTTTCCCCTAATGTAATTGAAGGTATGTTTGCAGTCACAACAAAAAATTCAACTTTAGGAAGTTGATTTATTACAATTCCAAACTGTGTTGGACTTGCATAATCTAATTTCGTTGGTTGTCGATCAAATGCATTTGATGTTGCCATACTACTATTTATACCGTCTTATTATTTCCTCATATTAGCTAAAGGATTTTCTAACGCTTTCTTAATCTTATTATTGATAGAATCTTTTAGTTCTTTCATCTCTGATTTTATTCGTTTTTCCAAGTTATCCATATCTCTTCGTAATTGTTCCCTACGAGTATCAAATCGATCTGAATTGACTGTTATCATATTACGTACTTTAGTATCATTGGTATCTATACTCTCTCGGACTAGTCTAAATGCCTCTTTTCCACGTTTCTCAATGCTATCTAATTGTGTAGACATGTGATGCAATTCGTTTTTCAAATCACGCTTAATTTCTTTAGTATAGTCTCTTGCATCATCAGCAGATTGTTTTATCTGTTCTTCTAATTGAATAATTCCAGCCATTTTCTCTTTTAATGAAATAAAAGAGGTATTGATAGTTACCAACTCTGCTGTAAATTTATCACCTACAGATTTAAAAGAATTGCTTATACTTTTTACCTCTGAGTTCGTTGTCTTTTCTAATCCATCCATTCTTTTGCCAAGGATAGCAAGGTTCTTATCAAATCCAGAAAGGTCTGGCGCAGAGTAAGATGTTATCTTATCTCGCATGTTCATATAATCTTTATAGAACTCAAACCCCGCATATAACCCACCACCTAGAGTCGATAGAGCCATAATGATAGCTACCATTTTACCGCCCTTAAATTTAACTCCAGCAAATTCTACTTCTGCCATCTCTATCTCCTGTATTGGGTATCTATTAATGCACTATGAGCTGCGTCACTTCCACCAAACAAGAAATATGCTGAATAATTATTATCACCTATACTAGTATCTGGTATTCTATCAGGAGAGAAAAATCCAGGCGTATCTTGTAATATTTTTTGAGCGGAGAAAAAACTTTTAGTATTACCTAATACTTGCATAACAATCAAAGTTTTTAATTGATTACCGCCTTCATATTTACCCTTATCCCCCATATTTTTAACTATCTTATTTGCTGATTTTTGTTTCGCTTGCCTCTTAGTTAAAGGTTTATTTTTTTTCTTCACAGATACAGCCTTAGTTTTCCTCTCTTGTTTTTTAGCGGATTGTTTTTGTACTGTAGCACTTTTTGGTTCTTCTGTTGTTTGGCCTGGTTCCACATTAGGTTCTGATGTTGTAGTTGGTTCTGAAGCTGAGGCACTTTCTCCACTTTGCGGGGCTGAGGCTTCCATAGGCTCTCCACTTGATAAATCATTATTCATTTCCATT